TGGCTTATTTGCAACTTCATGTGCAACTGTTAATTCAGTGATTGAAGGTGGTAAAGATATTGCCATGACCACAGTTGATACAACTGTTAAAACTGCTGGCTCTATCTCAGGAGCAGCGTTAAAAGATGTTAGTGGCGTTGTTAATACTGTGGCTGAAACTTACGAAGGCGTAATTGATACAGTTGTTGAAAACATTGACGAGCAAACTGACGAACTTCAAAACAAACCAGAGGAATCTAAATAATGGACTTGCTTACAATTATTAATTCAATCGCAATCGTTTTTCTTATGTGGCAACACAAAGAAGATATCAAAAATATTTTTAAGTTCTAATGCCTGCTCGTAAGACTGTTACAGATGTTTCTGCTGACTTAAGAGTGCATGAAAAAATGTGCGAGGAGCGTTGGAAAACAATCTATAAAAAAACAGATGATCTTCAGGCTTCAATGAACAGCATGAAGGTCTGGCTTCTAGGTGGTCTTACAACAATAGCTGCATCACTTTTCACGATTATCGTGAGAGGTCTGCTTTAAAAACAATCTATGATTGAAAAACTCATTAAGCCTGTTGGCGACATTCTGGATAAGTTTGTTGCTGATAAGGATTTAAAACTTAAACTATCTCACGAACTAGAAAAAGAAATAGTTTCTCTTAACAGAGCTCAGATAGAACTGAATGCAGTAGAAGCATCGCATGAAAATGTTTTTGTTGCTGGGTGGAGACCTTTTATTGGTTGGGCTTGTGGCGTAGCACTGGTCTATCACTTTTTAATTGAACCAATCATTCAATACATTCTTATTATTAATGGTTCTAATTTTGCAACTCCAGAGTTTGATTTTAGTCAGCTCTCAACAATCGTTATGGCGATGCTTGGCATGAGTGGTTTAAGAACTTTTGAAAAAGTAAAAAAATAATGTACGCTGATATGCCAAGAGAAGATAAACATTTTGATAGAGAGCTTATTAGAAAAAGGCTGATAGATTTTGAGGGCTTAGTCCTCAAGTCCTACGTTTGCCCTACAGGATATACTAGCGTGGGCGTGGGTAGGAACTTAGAAACCAATGGCATCACAGAAGAAGAAGCCATGTATCTGCTCAACAATGACATCAGTACAGTCATTAAGAAACTAGACAAGCACTGGATAGCTTGGCGTAAGTTTCCTGTTGCAGCTCAGTATGTCTGCATAGACGTGGTGTTCAACATGGGGATTAATACTTGGATGAGCTTTAGAAAAACCAGAGCCTACATGGAGCTGGGAGATTGGGAGAAGGCTGGCGATGAGTTACTCAACAGCAAATATGCAGAACAAGTAGGCAGACGTGCCATATATAACTCGGAGCAATTAAAAAGCTGTAAGGAATAAGCTATGGCTAATCCTAAATCTGTTGGGGATTTTGGCGAATATCTAGCAGCAGCTTACTTGTCTCTGGTCAATGAGATAACCACAGTTCTAATCGTACCTCATGGGGCTTCAGCAGATATTATCTTTGAATACAAACTCCACCTGTATCGTTGCCAAGTTAAAACTGCAACTAAGATAGAAAAAGCCAGACAGGGCTGGCGTTTTGATCTTAGGCGTGGGCTTCATGCTAAAAACAGAACTTATAAACGTAACAGCATTGATCTATTCGCTCTGGTATCTCTGGGGCATAAGAACGTGGTATTCATGCTGCCACAAATCAAAAACCAAATCACCATCTCTGATGAGCATATGAAAAACAACGATGCTCTGAAAAACCTGCAAAATATTATCTCTGAAATTAATTAAAATAATTGTTTACATATATATCTAAATATTTGTATAATAGGTTATTCATTATTAAATAGGAGATAAAATGGAAAAACAAACTTTTAAAAAAACAGGGTCTAAAGATAATTGTGATTTAGAGTGGCATTTGGAAGGTTACAAAATTCAAGACTTAGGAATTATGTACTCAATTTATTTTGGTGATAATTTTGTGGTTTACAGCGATAAAGCAAGCAAAGCAAAACAATATGTCTTAGAACAATTAAGGACTAACAACCATGATGCAATGCAGAGAATAAAACTTCATGGGGGCTTGTAATAACTTAACCCACCCCACCAGTAACAAGCTCCTTCATTGGGGCTTTTACTGGTAGAACTAACTCATTTTTTATAGGAGATAAAATGGAAAAGAAACTAAAAATTAATATTTACGAAGCAGAACTTCTGGCTAGTGCATTGAGAGATGCTATAGAAGCAGACACTAAAAAAGCTTGGTTTGAAACCAAAGAAAAGCAAATTGCACAAATGCATATATTGTTAAAGTCTATACAGAATTTACATTCAACAACGAGGGTAGCGTAATGAGCAAGAAACTAATTACTAAAGTAGGGGGCGTTAAGATTGTGGCTGACAACCATGAAGAGTTTATCGCTAAAATTAAGCTGGCATTAAAGTGCCAGCAGAACCATCGAATCTTCAAGCAAGAAGAATTCAGATTAACCAGAGGAGAGAACTATGGTAGGTAAGCTAACAAAAGACGATGAGCTATCAGCATCAACTGTAGCTAATGCAATGGGCAAGGGCAAATACAAATCTAAGCAACGCCAGTTGCAAGAACATATCAAAGCCAAGCATGGCGAGAACATTAGATTTGACCAGAATACAGCTATGGAGCTAGGAGACTTTTTTGAAGATGGCATCATAAGATTTGCAACTGAGAAGATGGGTCTCAAAGATGTAGAGACTGAGTTTCCAGAAGCTTTCACTCATCCATTCTTTCCCATTCAATGTTCTTTAGATGGAACTGCAATGGCAAATGATTTAACTGTTGAAGAGAATCCACAACTAGGCATTTATATTCCAGACCATGAGCACATTACTATTAATGGTAAGGGCATCATCGAGTGCAAACTAACTAAAGATTATCCTAAAGACTATCCTGAAGATTGGCGTGGTTGGATTCAGCTTAAGACACAAGTTGAAATCACTGGCTGCTCTTGGGGTATGCTAGTGATCTTTAGTCATACTGCTAATGAGATCAATTACTTTTTCTATCAACGTGATCCAGCCTTTAGTGAGGAGCTAAGAATACTGGCTGATGACTGGCAGAAAAGGGTCAAGACAGAAACTTACTTTGATCCTGAAACCTCTGATGATGCTTATGTTATGTTTGAAGATATTCCAGTGGCAGAAGATGTCTTGGAGATAGATGATTCTTTATCTGGAATGATTGCAAGGCATGAAAACATTGATGCTGAGATTAAAGAGTTAAAGGAAGAACAGGACTGCATACAAACTGCATTGATGGAAAAGATAGCCAATCACGAAAAAGCTGTTTGTGGCTCATATGAGCTCAACTGGGGCTACATAAATTACAAGGCTACTCCTGAGAAGGTAGTGCCTGCAAAAGAAGCCAGAAGCGTTAGACGTAAGCAGGTGAGGATTAAGGATCGAGGGGCAGCAGACTTGAAGGGAGCGTTATAAGGAGAGTTTTGCCACTGCCCAAAAATATTATAGAATAAACATGGAGAGTTTAGATATGAAAACAGGAATAAAAAACAAAAGAAATAAGTTGACAGAACGCACAACTACCCAAGCTATTTGGGTGGACTCAGAGATACATCAGTTGCTCAAAGAGCATCAGGTAATGTCTAGGAGCTCAAGAAGTCTAGGTGAGTTAGCAGCCCACTACATCAAGCTAGGTATTTGTGATGCTAGGAGTCAAAAGAAATGACTCAGTATGATCAGGTAGTCAGGTTGCAGGCATTAAAGAATGATGTCTATGAGTGGGCTAAAAGAGTTAAGTCTCACTATATGCAAACTAGATATGGTGATGGCTTTTATGAGATTACCTATAACGATGATTCCAGAGAAGTCATGTACAACGATGGAACAGTTAAAACCACAGATTCACCCCATGACTTTGAACAGCTTGTTAGATTGTACGAGCAAGATCATGGTGAGCAGTGGTAAATTCCAGAAACAAAGGTGCAGCTTTTGAACGAACTATCGTTAAGCTGATAAATAACTTTTGTGAGAAACGTGGATTAGATGAAACTGTTAAAAGGAATCTTGATCAATACCAGAGTAAAGGCATGGCTGATATCTATTGGCGTAATTTTGCAATTGAGTGCAAGTGTTATGCAGGAAAGGGATCAACCTTTGCCCAAGAGAAATGGTGGGCTCAAGCTTGTGAAAGTGCTGGAGAAGATTTAATACCAGTGCTTATTTATAAATACAATCGCAACAAAGCTAGATATGTATTGCCAGCAGCCTTATTAATGAACGATGTGCCACTGAGCAATCAAAGTGTAATTGTTGGCTATGTTGATGACTTGTGTAATGAGATTGATGTAATATTAAATCATGCACATAATATTTGATGACGATTTTGAAGAGTTTTGCTTTCGCAAGTATCAGAACTATCTGTTAGGAGCTGAAGCATTAGGGATCACCGATGTCGGTGATTTTTGGAGCTACAAGACTAGGAACATTGAAAGTCTTGAAGCAGAATATAACGAAGGTGCAGACAAAGTTTTGCACTGATTTAAAAGGAGCGTGCTATGGATTTTTTTGAAGAAAATTCTGGTGAAGGAAATGGGTCAAATTCTTATCTTAAGTTTTTGGCAAAAGAAAAGGCGTGGTATATAGGAGAAAATGTCTATGACATGGAATACATCCTACTAGACCCTGATACTATCCAGACTGGTCTGGGCAGGTATTCAGGTGGCTATGAGTTTGAATTCTCTGATATTCCATTTAGTAAAGTCGAAAACAAAGAAGGCTGGAAAAAGGCTTTTAGCGTTTGGGCTTTCACAAGCGATAAGCAAGTCGTGCAATGGGAACGTGCAGCATGGGGTGAGCTACAAGGCTTTAAGTCCATGTGCGAGAAGTTCTGGATGCAAAAGGCAGCTAATGAAGGGCAATTGCCTTGCTTTAGATACTTAGGCTCAAGAGGTGTTAAATTCGATTCTGGTTTTTCCAGCGAAGTACCTGAGTTTGAGTTTGTTGCTTGGAAACCAAGACCAGTAGAATTTGCAATTCCTGCTTGGGCTAATGATGAGGATGTACCAGCACCAGTTGCTGATAGTCCTGTTGAGAAAACAGTGGTAACTGACGATGACATTCCATTTTAATGACCAACGAGGATTGGGCATCAATAGCTAAACCTATTGGCTTAGAATTACTTGGCGAACCAAAAGCTGAAACATCGGCTGAGGTTCGCTGGGGAACTCATGGCTCTTGGGTTTTAAATAAAGAGAAGGGACAATTTTATTCCTTTGAACTTGATCAAGGTGGTGGTACGATGTGGCTACTCAAACACTTTGATCAAAGTATTAACGAAACACTTAGACGATTTGGTTTTGGCGATGAGGGAGCAGTGTCTAACGACATTCATTTTATCTCCCCAAAAAAAGAAGCACCTTCATCGCCAATCTCTTCTAAGGGTGGCATGACCAGAGATCAATTTGTAGAACTCTGGTTACAGGCAAGCATTAAGATTAAATACTCTGATGATTTTGCAGTGCTGAGATTTCCAGAGGGGCATCCAAGAAGCAAAATCAAATATGCACCTTTTACCAAGATAGATGAAAAATGGCACATGAAACGCCCAGAGGGGCTGTTGCCTTTATATTTGTCTGCTGAGAAGGATAGGGACAAGAATAAACCTATCTTGATAGTCGAGGGCGAGAAAGCAGCCATAGCAGCCGAGCAGATATATGCTGGGCAGGTTGCTTGTCATCATGGGGGCTGTAAGGGCTGGGATAAAACAGACTGGTCAAGTATTTTTGGCAAAGAGGTGTACATATACCCAGATAATGACGAAGCTGGGCGTGTGTTTATGCAAGAGCTAAGGCTTTATTTAAGAGAAAAGCAGTGCTCTGTTTATAATTGTGATCCACACAAGATTCTTCCAGATACAGGTGATTTACATGAAGCTATAGAGTTGGGAATTTTTAAAGGAAAATACAAAGAGCAAAATCAAAAAGGTGAAAGCTATTTTGTTTATCCAGACTCAGATAAGTTAGAGGATTACATTACAGGTCATGCACCTAGAGGGCAATTAACTGTAAAACAAGCCAGTAGGTTAATCACAGAGGTTGATGAGCCTGACTGGTTGATAGAGGGCGTTGTAGAGAGACAATCTTTAGTTAGCGTTTTTGGTGCTCCTAAGTCAGGAAAATCATTTGTTGCAATAGACTTAGCAGCTTCTGTATCTTCAGGAAAAAACTTTTTTGACTTTGCAGTTAAACAAAAATCAAGCGTTTTGTATGTTGCAGGTGAGGGCGTTAGAGGAATTAGGAAAAGATGTGCAGTTTTAAATAAAACAAAATCTTTGGCTGATGCACCCTTTTTCATTACTGATAGAACACTAAGAATTAATGATGACAATGATTACAGGGAGCTGTTACTAGAAATAGAGTTGATAGTTAAAAAACATGGTCAACTAGGATTGTTGGTGCTAGATACGTTTCAGCGTGTATTTACAGGTAATGAGAACAGCTCTGAGGATGTTGGTGCTTTTATAGCTAAACTAGATAAGATCATAGCTGACTATGAGTGTTGCATAATGATAGTGCATCATACTGGTCATGGGAATTCAGATAGAGCTAGAGGGTCAAGCGTAATACCAGCTTCTCTGGACTCTGAATTTAGAGTGGAAAAAGATAAAAATGCACCAAATGATGAAATGCAAATTAAATTTATACAGACACTAAATAAAGATTCAATGAATAGTGCAAATTTAGCCTTCAAACTTGTTGATGATCATGTGGTTGTGAAAGGAAAGAAAATACACAGTGCTTATTTAGAGAAGATTGAATTTAATTTTGAGGAAGAGGGTAAAAAGTTAGATTACTCTGCTGAGAGGTTACTAATGAGAATTGAAGCTGATAATGCTTGTATTAAAGATAAGGATGCAAGGAAAGAGCATACCTTCAAGTCATCAGATTACAAAAATGCAATAAAAAATGGTGCTGATGGATATCTATCAGAATCTAGTATTAAAAAAGCAATAAGACAGCTAAAGGAAAAAAATCACATTTATGATACTGGCACAAAGGATGGTTGTGCACCACTATATCAACTTACAGAATTAAGAAACCAATCTGAATTTGATAAGTCAGATATGTCGGACAATTGATAAAAATGTCGGACATTACCCAACCATGAAAAATCATAAAGTCGGTTGGGTTGGGTAGTAGTTCTATAGAACTACCCAACCTGACCAACTGATTGACTGGATGTTTATATGAAAAATAAAGATAAAAAAACCTATAACGAAGCTACTTTAAAGCTGTTAAGCACATATCAAGATTACAAAAAAGAGTTCCACACCAAATGGGGCGATCAAAAGAGATTGGATAGATTGGTTGGCGTGGACTTCAGAGTTAAGTTTATGAAAGCAGAACAATTATTTAAAGCAGCAGCATTAGAACGTGTTGATTCTAAAACAACTAAAATGATTGATATGATGTATAGAGCATATGCAGCTTTAGAAGAAGAGATGCAAACTCTTGGCTATAAACCTCTTGAACCTCACATACGCTGTTTTGATTGGGATGGAGTTATTTGGTATGTTACAGACTTAGACTATGAAATACCTAGAGCAATGCAACGCTATAAGCATGAAGGTAAAGCTAATTTTATTAGCATACAAGAACTGCTCAGATGTGTTCCAAAAGAACTTATGGATATGAGACTGGAATTAGCAATGATGTTTGAGGGCAGTAAGTTTGTGAGGATAGAGAAGAAATGAATACACTATGGCTTATACCAGTATTCATTATTCTCTGGGGCTTAACCTTTTACTACATGACAGAGGATGATGATGAGTAAGGGTAGCAAGCGTAGACCAGAGAAGGGAACACAATACCAAGACAATTGGGAAAAGATATTTAACAAAAAGAAAAGGAAGAAAGATGCCAATAAAGATAAGTAAATCACAAAAGGTAAGAGACAGACAAACAGGGAGGGTAAGCACCACTCATTATTATGCTAAGTGCACCAGCACTAAAGAGCTAAAGGATATGATTGATAGCCCATCAACCAAACCCAAGATCAAACAGAAATGTAGAAACGAATTAATAAGGAGAATGAAATGAGCAAAGACATGGTAAATCATCCACCACATTACAACGATGGTGGAGTAGAGTGCATTGATTACATACAACAACAGCTTGGAGCTAACTACCCTAGCTATCTGGAAGGTAGCATCATAAAATATATACACAGGCACAAATACAAGGATGCCAATATACAAGACTTAGAGAAGGCTCAGTGGTATCTCAATAAGCTTATAGATCATTACAAAAACTTATGAATATAGATAAAGATAAATTGAAACAGAAAATAGAACAGGGTAAGTCATCCCATGATATAGCCATGCAGTATGACGTACACCCATCAACTATCAGGCGTAAAGCCAAAGAGTTAGGGCTTAAGTTTGAAGCTAAGTCTCATTGGAGAAAGAAATGACAATCACAGTTCAGATAAAATCTAATGAGAAAGAACTTAGAAAGAAGATGGGATTATTCCAAAGAAAGAAACTGCCTGAAGCAACTGCTAATGCTTTAAATCAGATAGGTGCAAAAGTTGTTAATGCAGAGAGAGCACAGATACAAAAGAGATTAGACAGACCTACACCATTCACCATTAAGTCTGTAGATATGCCACAAAAGTTCAGAGCCACGCCTAAAGATTTATCTGCATTGATATTTATTAAAAACATCGCACAAGAT